GATAGGCTTACCGTCTTGGAACTCTACCAATGAGAAGAAGTTCGGCGCAGCAGCAGCCTCATCTACTAGTTTCAACGCTAGTTTCGGTGTTAGCTTTAATCTAAATGCACCAGGTGCAGTTTCATTAGGACTGCCTTGAGCGTTATCAAGTAGAGATGTATCAATACTATTATTAACTACAGATTCTACAGTCTCAAAACCTACCTGCACACCTGAAGGGTTCGTGGAATAGCGCGAGATAACTAAGTTTTGCGGCTCTACACGGACGAAATATCCTTTTTGGAAGATTACACCTTCTCCGACACTAAACGAATACCCAGCTCCTGTAGGATAAAAAGCAGTGTTAGCAGTTGTAACAAATGTATTCGCTGCTACAGTAACCTGTCCAACTACGTTGTTAGCAAGGAGGGATACCCCTGTACCATTAGCAGTTCCTCCAATGCTGTTCGCAATTGACATAGTGGGTAGAGATATATAATTAGATCCACCTGTAGTAATAACAATAGTATCAACACGACCAGTATTATCTGTTATTACACGTCCAGCGGCATCGGAGCCTGTAGAACTAGTAAAGACAGCGATATCGTTATTACTATACCCTGTACCTCTATCAACTACATCAACAGCTAGAACTTGATAATCGCGCGTATACGCAGATATAACTTCTGCATTTGCGAATACACCAGATCCGTTAATACCTTTATTGAGATATTTAACATATAGAGTATTAAGATTAGGGTTTTGTGATTCAAGACCATCGATTGTATCCACAACTATAGCTGTTAGATCAGAGCTATTCTTCAAAATTCTGTTACGATATTGAGATATGTTTACCGGTTGCCCGTCAGCTTGTAGATCGAGAACCTTTACATAGGGGTATGGAGAATCAAACGAAAAGTTCGAGCCAGAGATAATAGTACCGTCTTGGAAAATGTTTTGACCGAAACGCTCAATCTGATTTTGTAAAATAGTTTGAGCTTGCGTTAATTCACGAGCCTGAACAGGTACACCTGCACGGAACAACACCTGGTGAAAGTTCTTATCTTCAGTATAATCGTCCCAGAAAGGCGCTACATTAAAATCTGTATCTAAACTCATAAATCGACATACCTTTTGTGTGTGCTATTTTAGATATTTATGGAAGCAGCTGGCTATTTTGTTCCAAATGTTATGTTAAGTTTTACTGTCTCGCTAGTTGACTGACTTCTTTGAACAGGTTGAATGTTTTCAAGATAGATTATTTCCCCTATATTCTTTTTAAGATCGGGGTATGTTATCGAATTAACATTCGCAGTGGCGCCGTTTGTACCAACAAGAGAATACTCATTAATGAGATCAGTTGCGTTAAACACTCCTCGTATGTTAGTTAATCCTAACACTGTAGTATTCGCACTCTCAATTGTACCAGTCGCTAGTGTAGAGTTCTGCGTAACTATATCATTTTCAACAAAATCAGGAACAGAGGTCTTTGTGATACCAAGTCTTAATCGTTGATCGAAAGTATTAAAGCTCTTGTCGAATCCTGATATATTAACGTCTGACACAATCGCAGAAGTATTAGATGTTACTCCGTGGATTTGCTGGTTAACAACAAGAGGATATTCAACATTAGTTAAGCGTAATAGTGCAGAAAGTTCATCATAGAACGTAACTACACCAACTACCGTATTAGATGTCGGTACTCTTACTGTTTCTCCATCTGCGAATACACCTGCAGTGTTTGCAACCGTTACTTCAACATTTGCAAACATAGGTTTATGTATAATACCGAGTGTTCGGAATTTGTTATCAGTTGGAATAGTTCCAAGCTCCGTGTTCGCGAAATTAACAGAGACTCCTACAGTATTTACAAATAGAGTCTTTGGAACGTCTCCCCCGAACCCGCTTGGAGGACCTAGTATTACTCGTAGTGATGTTTGCTCTATTAAAGCCTCTTCAAGTATACCTGTAATACCTGTTACTCTCGCAGTAGCATATGAGTAGTTCGATCCAGAATTTGTAATCTCAATTACAGAGATTGTATTAGCCGCGGGATTTATTATCGCTCGCGCCTTACAATTTATGCCGTCACCTGTAATTACTACATTCGGTGTAATTTCGTATTTTGAAGCTAGCGAGGGAAAGGTCTCGAATGGCGTATCAATCACAACTCTTCGTTGCCCGCCTGCGATAATGTATTCTAAAATTTCTTTTTGTTGCCCTGCGCCTGGCCCCTCGATAATCTTTAATGCTGATCCGCGATAAAAATCCGTGTTCGCGGATGCAGTCGCCTCTAGCGTAAATATTGTGGAATTTCCGTTAACTGCAACAGCTTGAAAATACCCGTTCGCATAAGATGCATACTTAGAGCCTACAACATCGATTACAATAGTTTCAATTGAACCCGGATTTGTATTAGCGGTAACGTTGACGTTTTCCACGAACGGTACGTATAATGCTGTAGAAAATTTATCATATGTTGCACTATTAACAGTAAACATATACTTCCATTGATAATTATCTGCTGTGAAGTAGAATTCATCATCAGGTGACGTATCCTCGAATGCTGGAGCATATAACGATTTCGCCCCTTTGTTGTTATCGAGGCATATGAATATATGGTATTCACCAAGAGACTCGACAAGTACATAAAAATCCTTCTTGGAAAGGTTAACGTCGAGGTCGTCATATCTTGTATATACTGTGTTAAATGTCCAGTCAACACGACGAATCATTAATTTAATATCTGCTGGTGCAATACGTTTCCCGAAAACCATAGTGTCAAAGGTATTATATTCAACAAGATTCACACCGTGTGTAACTGCAGGTGGCGATGCTTCAGCTGCCCAAGGTGTAGGCCCCCCAGCGAACACATATGAAATCTCATCTGTTGCTTCTATATTTGATTTGAAAAGCTTTGCTTGTAAGGTTTCAATATTTTTTGTTAGTAACTGCATCTACTCTCTCTATTCTAATTAACGATAGCATCGAGGCCGTCTCGAACTTCACTATCTGTATGTATGTCTACCGCACCGGAAGTAACAAGAATGTATTTACCAAACATCTTCGTTCCGGCAGTGTGTAGCAGCTTCTTGATAATATCCGCGTATCGGTCAAGCGAAACACCTACTTGTATTTCATAAGAATACGCTTGATAGTAATTACCGTCTTGTATATATTTATCTGCGTTCAAGAAGCCGTCTGAGTTTATCCAGTATCCTTCGGCATTTCCTTGTGTATTTACGGAGGCTACGCCAGTAACGGCAAACTGACTATCAGCTGATGTAAGTGTCAAAATATCACTATTATAATACGCGTACCCTGAATCGACAATCTCAACCGTACTTACAATACCGTTAGCAGTTCTTACTTCCACAGTAACGATTGCATTGTTACCCATCGCTTGACTATCGGCATCCGGCGTTGCAAGTGCAATTAATGCAGTTGCATTCGAACGAAGCCCTGTTATAGTTTGTACATTATTAAATGATGTGTTAAAAGACAGTCTACTAATAATTAAGGTATCTTCATTAACTATATGGGCGCGAACACGGCCCTTTGCAGTACCTAGTCTAGTTGTATCAGTTACAGTGTTAATTGTAATGTTTGTGTTGGAAATATTACTTGTGGCAACACCAGCAGTAAAGGGTCCGTTAACTATATTAAACACACGTACAACGCCAGGAGTTCTACTATATACTATACCTGTTGTGGATCCCTTAGTAATGATCTCTCCGTTTTCAAAACCAGGCCCGGAATTAGTAGTGTATGCTAATATTGCAGCAGGATCAATCACGTTCTGCTCTATTATTTCACCTAATGTAAATGCACCAACTGTATCAGTAAGCGACAAAATGATGTCTTTCTTACCGAGTGCTGATATAAACGGCTCTATTACAAGTACAAACGGGTCTTGATTATAATCTTGTCCTGGTGAAATCTGAGATAGTGCTGAGATAGTACCGATAGTAACGGTATTAGTAGTTAGACATTGATTGATTATAGTTAATGATCCACCAGATGGAAACTTAGGAAACCCGTATCCCCATTGCATAGTTGCGGTTAGATTGGCACCAGTTCCACCTGCCACTGTAATAGTTGGAGTACTGAAGAACCCTGCTCCTTGATTTGAAACATTCACTGAAGTTATAACACCGGAGCCGTTTGTCAGTACAGTGGCGATAGCATTTGTTGTAGGGGACGATACTGCTATAAGACTTGCTCCTGTACCTGCAGTATTTGCAACTGTAACAGTTGGAGTCGAACGATAATTGCTGCCAGTGTTTCCGATTGTGGTAGTAATGATAGCTCCGGCTCCGTTCGTAGTTACAATACCTGATGCACCGGCACCAGTTGTACTTGTAAATACTAACCGTTCTCCATTCGCGTAGCCTGTACCGGGCGCGGTAATCGATACACCAGATATACTGGTACCACCGCCGGCGAACACTACCGAGGCGCTGTTCGCATATCCGGTGCCTCCTGACGTTATTATAGCACTATTCACATAACCAACACCTGACCCGGAACCATCTAAGCTTATATCAAGATAGGATACACCTGCAGTGTTGAGATGTGATAATCCATCAGTGTTGATCCAGACTGTTTCTTCTCCAGTAAGTGAACCTATATTAAATCCTGCGCCGAATCCTGTACTTTGCGAACTTATGACACCGGTTGTATTTGAAATATCTCCAGTAATAGAATGACTCAGATAGAATACGTTATTAGTGTTGTATATACCAATCTTTGTAGTGTCAAATCCAACAACGTTTGCAGTAGCAGTCGTATCTTGTACAGTATCAATAATTGCAGATACTGTATTGCCTGACTTAGCGATATAGTCCGCAAAATCAAAATCTGTGTAGTCGTTCAAGTGAACGATTTTTATCGCACCGTTCGCTCCTACTTGAGTTGCAGTAACTACAGTACCGCTCCCTTGAAAGATATTTGTACCTGTAGTATAGCCATTTACAGTATCCCCGACCGTAAACATATTGTTTGCAGATAGAAACGATACATTTGATGACGCCTGTTGAATACCTTCAAGAACAACAAAATTATCTACTATAGGAGATTCAAAGGTGTAAATCCGATCAGATATAGTAGCTTCACCTGCTAATGTATACCCTGAACCACCGTCTTCCAATGTAAAGTTTACGCGGCCTGTACCATTTTCTATTGAAACTACACGAGCCTTCCCGTATTTACCGGCATTAGATACTATCGTAAACTCATAACCTATTTCATTATCTTGCCCACCTTGAATTATATCAATACTATTAAGTGAACCGAGGATTATAGGGGCACCAGCTAGTATGCCATCTGTAGTTATTGCTTCGTTAGCAATAAACTGTCCACGGATATTAGAGATAAACACCACGCTAAAGAAGTTACCGTTTACTGATTTGCGAACTATATTTTCAACAACTGCAGTTGATCCAGATATGGATCCAGTAATACCTTTATCTACATACAATGCTGGATTCGTGATTGGAGTCGTTTCTATATAAACGGGCTTCCGCCACTTACCATCTGATACAACCAATACATCCTTACCTGGGTTATATACAGAAGACTCAAGCTTGTATAGTATACGGAATAATAGTTTAAATGAATCTTCAGTTCCTCGAGCATTATAAAATGCTCCTATATTCTTAGTGAATAGTCGAATACTCTCTGGTGAGAGATTTGGAAAGTTAGGTAGGTACGTCTCCTTAAAGTAAATTAAGAATTCATCAACAGTTTCATCGACATCCGTTAATGCGATTAATTCAATATCATTACCATACTGTGATGCATCTAGCCATTCGTAATACGCTTTAATAAACGCGACAAGAGTCGGTCCCTCTTCTTCCAGGTAGTCTGGGATTTGTATTGCTACAATATCGGAGGTTTTAATATCTAGCATTATCGCTTCTGAGCCTGTGATGTTATTTGTAATTCAGAAAGGTCAATCTGAATTAGGGTGTTTCTACTCGCTTGTATATCGTCATTACTTAGGTAGATAAACACATTGAGATTAGACGTATATACATCTTGAATATCGAATGGGGTAATAACGATTACTCCATTCAAGTAGTCGATAGTCCCGACTTGAATTATATTAGCACGGACGCCGTTTAGTATGGTTTCAATAAACAGTTTTCCGCTAGTAGTATCAACTATTCTACATACGGCATTATTATATTTAAAGGTTGTAGAATATATACTAGGGTCGTTGAGGCGGGTACATCTCGCTATTTCATTATATAGTCGTATTGTCTTTGAACGAGTACGTAATTGTGCATGGTCTATTATAGTTGTAAGCTGCAGCGCGGTTTCATTACTATTGATTGATGCGTCGGCACTATCAATTACTCCCGTCAACTTTGACTTCCGTAGAATAGTATTAAAGTTGTTGAGTTGTGAAAGATTATACACTTGTATAGCTTGTGTTACCTTATTATGTATATCATTTTCTGTAAGTGTAGTTTTAGTAAAGTCGTAATAAACCTTTGCATTAACCTTCACTTGTATTAGTTCAGGATTAATGAAGATGGGAGTGATGATGGTAGGATTCTTCGAGTTAACAAATTTAGTATATTTGTCTTTGAGATTATTACTAATGCCATTGAGGCTATTATCAGTAGTAATAGATAATACAATCTTACCGAATTGTGGTGGATCTAGCGTTTCTCCGCCGAATACATTTATGGCGCGAATTTCAGGGAACGCTTGCCTCAAAAGGATTATATAATCATCCTCAGTAAAGGCTCGGTCTCTTATTTGGTTCGCTAGTGGAGCATACTTGCGGGTTATTTCTGCATTCTCGATTGCGGCGCCGCCAGCTGTTAGAGTTTGTGTTATAACACGCACCCCAGTATAGCCACTTATATTTGCTGAATTTCTAAACTGACCTACATCATTACCAAGGTCTGCTGATGTAACTCTATACCGGATATTAATAACAGACCCAGTAGAGGGGGTAGCACCGACGATATTATCACCAAAGTATATTTCAAATAGCCCTTTGTAGTTAACGGATATATAGAATACTGGAGATGTAGAAGATTGTAGCCCGATAATACTATCTTGCTTTGTAAATATTGTCGTCCCGGTATTATCAGTAACTGTTACTTCTAAGCTTTCTGTATCGACATTGCGGTTATTAATAGTAAATCTGTCTTTTGTAGTAACGGTATACACATCAGTTACATAGAGGCCTTCATATATAACAACATCACCAGCGTATATGCCAGCTGGTGTACGCTCAAGCGTATACGCTTGACTTGTAGAAAACGCCAGAGACCGCGCCCCAGCTGTTCCTGTGAACAGAGTGCCTTTCGGAACTATAACAACACTAGGTTGATTTGGAGTTGTTATTTCAAGAGTTAATGTTGTAGATGCTGACTTCGCACTCCTAGGAACATATGTTAACTCTTTCGCGTGAGAATATATACTATTTGATAGTTGTGATGTACCTAAAAACATCTCTGACGCCAACATATTTTTCATGAAGGCACCCTGATATGTGTTAGTGGCCAACACATCAAGCAAAGCATTGAGGTTCGAACCGTCAAAGTTATAATCTCTAAACTGTACCTGATCTTGTAGGTTTAGTTTCAAACTTTGCTTGATACTAAAGAAATCAGGATTTGCTAGAAGAATTGATGTGTTTGCGGGCATTAGTTAATTCTCTCTAGTGTTATAGTAACAGATTGTGGTGTTACCTGGTTTAAAATAGAAAATACAATTACTATAGTATAATGTTGTTCATTATAATTAGGCTCAACTGTAACGCCAATCAAATCTATACGGCGCTCTTCATTCATAATCGCCTGTATCACATCTTCTTTAATATCGTGCGAGGTTTGAGGTGTCATTTGTTCGAACAAGAATCGACGAACGTTCGAACCTCGTGTCGGTTGATATGGAATCTCTCCTCGATTTGTCATCACAATATTTTTCAAGGCTTGGCGAACGGCACTTTCGTTTACGTTACGTACAAGGTCCTTGTTGATTGGATGCCGTTCGAAATTTATTAAAAAATCCGAATATATGACTTTATCTTGTGTAAGCATATGATTCCTAGTAGTGTAGAGATAATCCGTTTGTGTATCGGTTATTTATCATGGTTGTAAGCTTTCCTCGCTGTGATGATGCAGTTCTATTGTAGCTAATATGTAACCAAAGACGCCGTCCGTGTTCGACAATAAGCTGATCAACAGGTAGATTGCGACTGATCCATTTTGCCATTTCAAACATTTCTCTATTGCTCTTACCTGGCCATTGAAGGTCGACTGCTTGGCCGCGTAGATGTTGCGATCTACCAGCTCCGGCTCGAAGCCCTGAGTTAATGTTAAATCCGGGATATCGAGCACGAACAGGCTCTAGTATATTTTCCGCTACCGCTTTGAGATTACATACTAAATCGTCAGCTGAAATGCCGTTTTGTGCACGTACTGCCGTCTTACTTAATACTGTATTCGTCGTCATTGATCCGAGTGTAAAGTTTCTGGATAGCTTCGTATTGTATAATGGTGAACCACGCGGTATCGAATTACCGGTAATTTGTAGATCTAAGCATGATACTCTACGAGACGGTCTAGCAGTTGCGGCTGTATCACCAGATTCTGACGGAGTATTCGAAACCGGAGGCGATGGAAATTCAGCAAGTAGAGTTGAGTCAACAGATCCACCTTGCGGAATCTCATCATCAAACAATACAAGGATTCCGTTTTGTTGAACATGAGACTGATTTCTTGCAACATCTAAATCAAGCGGTGTATCGAGTTCTAATATTGATATTACGGGAGCCTGTATCTTTATTGCAGTCTCTGACATGGCAGACAACGCACCTTCAACCAGTATATTCGCTTCTCCGCCAACTTGTATGGTAGCGTTCTCTGCAATAACAACTTTCAAGTCGCCCGCGACTGATATTGTTTTGTCCTTCATTACAATATCGAAGGAGTCGCCGGTAGTTCTCGTTACTACAGATCCATCGGGGTTCATCTCATAGTATGATCCGGCTTTGTGATATACATGAATCCGTTCAGCTCCAGGGGTATCATCTACTTCAATGACATGGCCACCTTCTGTCGTCGTTGTTTTGTTATATGGGTAAGCAGCAGCATATTGTGAAGCAGGCTCAAGATGCCCAGTACCTTTGTCGAGTGATGATGTTCCATATGCAATAGGATTTACGTCAGATATTCCTCCAATAGATCCGTTGATAATAGGCATTTGTTTATTTTGCCCGTCTAGAAAGAATCCCCATACTTGAGTGCCGACTAGAACACCTACCGGGGCCGAACCAACTCCTTGTGTTGCTGCAGATGTGATAGGCTGACTTACAAGAGCCCACGGCAACATATCGTCTCCGATGTTGTCTCCGTGTACACCTATAATACGTACCTTTAATCGCCCGGCATTTTCAGGATCGACACGATCCACTACATTACCAAACCAAACAA